TCTAAACTACGTCCACCTTCTACCTGACTTCTAATAAAATCATTCTGCATGAGAACATCATTAGGCGTTTGCATGACCATCTCATACGCACTACCCGCAGCGTCACCGCCAGACATAGCTGAGCTAGTAACAATACCTGTACCCAAACCTAAACGTGAAGAAACTTTTTCAGACGCTTTTAGTAATTGACTAGCTTTGGCTGCGCCTTTAATAGCTAAGCCGGGACCTGCAAAAGAGCCAACCGCCATAGCAGCAGATTGAAGTGGATTGTCTTTAATGTACTTGGCAGTAATAGCGACTTCGTCCATGACGGACTTAGCGTTCTCCATATCTTTAGCATACTTTTCTTTTGCTGCTTTAACGACATCACTCTCATATGATTCGCCTTTTTTAATAAGCGAGTCAACAGCATTAGAAAAAGAATTACTTGGCGATACAAAATCAGAAGCCGACTTAACGCCACCAGCCGCAGCACTAGCTACAGCAATAGCAGTATCGGTAAGTACCGTACCTAACCCACGATCCTCAGGCGCTTTCTTTTTTGCAAAAGGGTCGTAATCAACCGGCGTGGCTTTTAATGCTGACTTAGCAAATGGATCGTAATCAACAGGTGTTGGCATGACTACTCCATTAAGAATACTTCAAATATTTACCGGGTCTAGCTGGGTCAGGAGCATAGTAATGTCCATCGTCTGCTTTTATTGCATTTGATGGTATACCTGCTGGACGCTTTTCTTCTTTAGGAGCTTCCTTAGTAGCCCCTTCAACTTTATATGACGAGTTTAAGCGTTCTTCTTCCGCAATACGCTGACTAGCAATTTCTTTTAATCTTTTATCTGCCTTTATACGAATAGGAGAGTCTTCTGGCAATGCCATAACTGCTCTATCTAAACTCTCTTTTTCTTTTTTATATTTATCGTCAAAATTCTTTAAACCTTTTTGAACATTTTCAACTCTTTTTACGTCTAACTTATCACTTCCACCACCAGAACCAGCTTGACGTATAGCCGCTTCTTTTACATCAGTACGTGCTTTGAGTCCTGCTTCAGATGCGCCAGCTGTAGCTTTAAGAACGTCACTAGAACGCTTACCACTTAGATCAGCAACTTCGTAACTTAATTTAGTGAACCTATCAAAGCTGTCGTATTTAAATTTACGGGCGTCTTTTGCATCGCCAATTTTTTCTAGATACGAAGCCTTATCAATATCAAATATAGCTTTGTTTAATTCACCTTTAGCTTTAGCTAAATCTTCTTCGTCCGTAATACTTTGCTCTAGATAACCAGAATAAGCTTTCATCGCACTTGATAACAAAGGACCGGGGGTTGAACCAAACATAGCCCATGCCTGTGCTTCACGCATACGTTTTTTATTTTCTGCGCTAGAGTCAAGTTCCGTCATACGCTTTGTAAGTGGCGTTTTAGCTTTCTCAAAGAACTGAGGGTCAGCGCCAGCAGCCCTATACAATTCTTGTTGCTCTTGAAGATAGCTTTGAGGAGTTTTCTTTGACGGGTCTTCTGATTTAATAGCGTCCATTAGCGTTTGCTCGTATGAGCTTATCTTTTTGCGCTCTTCTAATGCAGGTCCAATCTCTCTCATCTGCTGTTTAAATTCGTCGCTCTCTCTTGTAATACCAGAAGGGGCTTTAGTAACTGGCTTCTTCTCTGCTTTTTTCTCTTCTTTCTTCTCTGCTTTTTTAGTAGCGTCTATGAACTTAGCAGGCATAATACCGCCCGGCACTTCATCATCAAACGGATTATCTCCAGTAGTTATTTTTGGTACAAGTCCTTCATCTTTAAACGCTAAGATACCACCGGACGCCATGCCAACACCAGCAGCGGCACGAGTTTGTTCACGACGCGCTACTTCTCCGCCAAGAATCTGTTTAGTACGAGGGTCAGTCTTAGGGTCGCCCATCTTAGCGCTTAGTTGTTTATCACCTAAACGCTCGGACATAGCATCCACTTCGTACTCATTAAGACCAGACGCAATACCGCCACTCGCCATTTCTTTAATGACGCCGCCTTCTTTCTTATTACCCTGCATAGCGTTAACCATACCCAACGCGCCAATACCCTGCTGCAAATAACTAGGCTGAGCTTGGTAGGACTGGGTAGTCATCGCTTGCATAGGCTGACCACGAATCATGTTGCTCAGAATACCCAACTGCATGAATGGATATTGCTGTGATGTAGCATAGTCTTGGATGATCTGGTTCAGACGGTTTTGTTCGTATTCTTGCTGCTGTTTACCAACCGCTAATTGTTGCCCCATTACGCCCATCTGTTGACCGTACTGCTGCTGACCTAACTCACCAAGAGTTTGACCAGCTTGTAGCCCTTGACCCATACCTCTTAGACCAAGATCGGCACCAAACTGTTGAGCTTGACGAGCTTGTTCAAACGCGCTCTGCGTACCCTTACCGTATATATCTGCTTGTTGTTGGGCTAAGTTACGCTGGCGCTCCGCTTCTACAATAGCTGTACGACTTCCGCCAAATGCTCCTTGTTGAACAGCTTGCGCTTGGTTTTGCTGCCCCTGTATTTCGGACTGACGAGCAGCCTCACGCATCTGAGGAGCAACAGCGTTTTCCATATAAGGAGACATATATGCAGCGGTAGCATACGGATTAGTAGCTTGACGTGCGTACTGCTGACCTGCACCCATAGAACCAAGACCAGCCCCCATAGCCATCATAGAACCATACTGACCTTGCTGCGGTAATTGGTAGTTTTGTAAACCTTTCATAGCGCCAGCTTGCATAGGCGTAAAGCCAGCTACTGTTTCACCTGTGCCGCCACGATTTTTATCGTATTCAGAATAAGACTGATATGGTCTAAAACCACCGCCCGGCTGATAAATTTGACCTTCCGTAGATGCCATCATCCTATGAACGTACGGCTCCATGTACTCAGGGATGTTGGATGTGTATGATGTGGATTGAGTAGGTGCGCCACCACCACCGCCGCCAAAGCTAAACGTAAACCACTCAGGGCTGAAAATAAATTTTAATAAATTAAGCATTTAAGTGTTCCTCGCGGTACTCCGCAAAACGTTCATTAACGACATCTTTCCACATTTCTGGTATGTAGTCCGCCGCTTTTTCTGGTCCAACACATACGTGTATTGCATAGGCTAAAATATTTCCAGCGGCATATCTAAGCATGTGCGCTGCCTCTAACCCGCGTTCATCTTTTTCACGTTCAAACTTGTTTGCCGTTTGATATGCAGACACTACAGTTATCCACATAGGCATCACATCGCGCTGTATCTGCTGATAAAAAGGATTCAGAGGTAAGTAGACTAGGCATATAAGGAAAGAGTTATTTATATCTAACTCAGTTACATCCTTGTCTTTATCAACCAAATCATCCCATAAATGCGCAAGATCAACTAGCATACGGTACATACTTAAAGCGTCCGTATTACCACCGAACCATTCTAGCTTTCCGTAGTTGTTCATGCGGGCAGATGTTTATCAGCTTTAGAGTTGACTGCAACTTTACCTTTGCCCACAGTCTTGCCACGACGCTTCTGAATACGCTCCATCATTGCATAGAGTTTTCGCGCTCCGGCTTCTGTCGATCCATTTCCCAACTCTGAGACGATTCGTGCAGGGATAACAAATTCTCCATCAGCAAGTCGAGCAGGTTGCTTATTACCAATAACAGCAGGAATAGAATCAGATACGCCATCGCCGGGTCCTTTCAAGAGACGCCCACCATCGGAATAACCACCTAAACCGTGCATAATGCCACCGTTCGCAGCATACTCAATCTGATCTTGATCGCCCATTAAGTCAATATTAGTCTTAGCAGGAGCAACGGTTTTAATGCCATACTTTTTGCTTAGAGCTTGTAATTCTTTTACAGCAGCAGCGTAAGGACTATTAGTAGTTTGTGTTCTACTGTATGGTTTTATACCTCTAGCAGCAATAGACCTGCCTTCTTCTATATCGGCTCTAGCTTGCGCTTCCGATTGTTTTCTACGCGCTTCTTCTTCCTTCATCATTTTTTCGAAAGCATTAACCTTACCACCAGTAGCCATACGTGCTTCGCCAGTATATGTACCCACACCCGCATCTACTGAAGGAGCTATTACATTAGTAGCCATAGGACGCGATGCCATAGGGTTAGCATACATAGGCGTTTGCAAGTGTGCCATAGGGTATCCAGTATTACTACCTACAGCGTTTTGAGCAGACATCTGCTCAACAGGACCACCTACAGCGTAAGGAGTTGGTTCAAAGATAGGAACATATCTACCTGTCTCACCGCCCCTATACTTAAAGTCGCCACCGTCACCGCCGCCATAACCTTTAGAACTTTTCTTAGTAGGTCCACTGTAGCTTGGCTGTGACAGATTCTGCGCCGCCATAATTCCGGCAGAAGTGAGTAACGGATTTTCTTTAGCAAACTTAGCCGCATCGCCAGCAAACTGTTTAGCAGTGTTGAGTCCTTCCATTAGTTTACTTGGCTCGGATTTAGTAGCTAAATTACCTTGCAAACTTGCTTCACCTACCTCTACACCACCACTATTACTTAAACCTTGTGAGCCTCCGGGTACATTTGTAAGAGTCGTCCCGCTGTATGGGTCAGTCGCAGTCCCAGTACTATTAGGTAGTTTTAACCCAGTACCTGTACCTGTTTGAGTGTTTAATGCTTGATTTAAACTAGCATCAAATGTTGGAGGAGCGCCGGGAGGAGCAACAGGAGGAGCAACAGCAGGAGTACCCGTAGGAGCGCCCATAGGAGGCGCCGTATACGAGCTAGTTAATTGACCAGCGTTGTTCAAAATTCCCGGATTAGCAGCTTGCGCAGCGGTTTGCTTAGCAGCTTCTACACCTGCTTGTTTGGCGGCTTCTGCACCTACGTTTTGTATACCAGATTGAATAGCCGCTTGCTTACTTGCCTCTAATGCAGCGGTAGTACCAAGATTAGCAGCAGTAGTAGTAGCGGCGGTAGTAGCAACAGGAGCAGCGGCGGCTAAAGCAGTAGTAGCAGCGGGGACAGCGGCAGTGGTAGCAGCAGTGCCAGCACTAGCCAATGCTTTAGCCATAATAGCTGATGTGGCTGGGTCAGGATATAGTCTACGACCATCAGACATATAACCGTTAAATTTATTTGGGATTCTCATGAGTAGTTACTCCTGTCGCATCTTAGCTTAATTGTACCGTTTTCTTCACCAAGTTTGACAAATCCTAGCCTCTCGCAGAATTTCAAACCTGACTTATTGTCTGCCATTACAGCAGTTACCACGTAACCATATTTGTCTACCATAGCTTTTAAAGTAGCCTTGATATGTGAGCGTATAGTGCCTTTTGGCTTAATACCGTATCCTACATGTATTTCATTGCCTTTAGCTAGTACTCCGCCTATAACTCTGCCATCTTGAGTCAGGGGAACAACGTCAAAATCTTTCACCGCTTCCGCATATTCTTCAAACCCAAACGGGAGTCTATGTTTAACAGACTCATAGACCATAATCAAGGCTCTATCTTGGGGCGTCATTTATGGTGTAATCTTAAGAACATACGTAGACGTATCGTAGTAAATATCCCCAGTTCTTAACTTACCCGCAGCGTACTCTACTTGTGTTGGGCAGCTTATTTCGCGTAACCCCGTAATTGGGTTCACCTGACTGAAGTTCAAAGCAGCTATTACTGTATTAGCATCAGGGCGGCTAGTGGATGCTGCGCTGGAGCCGGGATTATCCAGCTGGATAAAATATTGCCGTAGGATATTGTGTACTGTATCTATATACGTCCGGTCATATTCGACGGGGGCGAGTGGTAGCGACGGATTTCTTGTAGTTCCTGTGGACATAGTTATCTTCTGCCATCCGGACGAGTATCAATACGCGGCACACCAAGCTGCCACTGAGTACCAACCGTGTTGGACTCCACCTTAAACGCCATCTGTCTACCACGGATGCGGGTGTAAACAATTTCCGTAAACTGCTGCACGTTATAGGTAGTCTGCCCAGCGTAGCTCTGCGTAGAGGTTACCGTGGGACTATCCGCAGTGCCGTAGTTTGAACCGGGGTTCTGGCGCGGGCGCACAGTAAAGTTTACCATCGGCTTATCACTTGTGGCACCTGCGGTGTTAGACCCATCAAACGTAATATCCGGAACAATACGCCAGACAAACCCATAGTTATGCCCGTCACCAATATCAAAGTCTGAGGACTGCACATAGCAACTAATAGCACTAGGAGGATTAGTCTCGCCGTTGTCCACTGCTGCTTCGTGGAACACAATAATGTTTTCAGCGGTTGCTGCTTGTGGAAAATCACGTAGCGGTGAATCTAACCAAGCAGTACGTGCTAATGATCCGTAATACCACACACGGTCTAAGTAATTAAAGATGACGTAGCGATCCACCACATCGCTGTTTGCGGAACAGTAGAACCACCAGATTTCAGAGTAACCTTCATTAGTGCCAGCAAAAAACTGCGAAAACTGCTCACGATTAATATCTTGGAATACAAACGTACGTACCGAACAAGGCAATGTCTCAACCCGACCAGAGTACATGTAGAACTTGTCCACACCCATCCAGTACACAACTCCGTTAGCCGTAGCCATAGCATTAGACGACGCAATAGAAATATTATCCGCCAAAAGATTAAATCCGTATATGTAGGGCGGTCCAAGGTACTGCATGGAATAAATAGCAGCATCTGTCCATACCACAATTTCTTGACGGGTTTGCAAAGCACCAACAATTGTAGAGCCGTGAGATAGACGATAGCTACCTGCTTGGTTTGTTATTGCCGGAGTCCAGTTTGTATAGCTTTCTTGTGCTGTCCAGCGAATAAGTAAAGGGTCTATAGGGGTTGCACCGTAAGAACCGTAGTCGTTACATCCAAAACAGATAACAATCCGTGAGGTGTCAGACACCATGATCTGATTAATAAACGCTGGCACATCTGTGCCAGACACTAAAACACCTCTTGTACCAAATGCAGGTGTTATGCCAGAGCCGGGTTGCCACAAGTAAAGAGCGCCGCCACGCGGTGAAAATAATAACTCTTCGCCAAAGTTCGCCTGACTCCAGAGGCGTAACTCTATTGGAACGCTTGAGCTATTATAGGCTTCACCCCAGCCGGGAAACGCTGTAGCTTGTGATGCTACTGCACCAGAAAGCTGAGATGCCGCTGTTGTACCGTCTGCACCGCGAACGCAACCTGTAAAGTCGGTTGCAGTCTTACCGCTATACGTTATGTATTCGCCATTGATCCATATAGCTCCGGATGCTGTAAACGCGGAAGTGCTTACTACAGTGATAGTTGTTACGGAGTTGTTTATTGCGCCGTTCAATGTAGACGACGTAGAACCGGGAATAAAACCCCCCCACGGGGATATGCCCCACCCAGTACCAACTGTATTAATAGAAGGGCCAACACTAATCTGATAAGCAGCATCGGTATTAGCCCCGCCATTCCCAACGTCAGAAGCATTAGCTGCAACAGAAGAAGTTATGGTGTACGAGGTGCCTGAAAGGATGGACTGGATTTGAAACTCTGAATTAAGAATAGCCGCTGTTATTACCCCACCAAGACTAACCGCCCCAGAAAAAGTAACAAAATCCCCCGTCTGTAAATTAGATGTTGTGGTATCAGTTACAGTAATAGTTGTTGATCCGTTCGTTGCAGCAAACGTAGTAGTATTAGTCGTGCTAAGTCGAATGGGGGTAATGTCGTAGTACGCACCACCACTCTCTATATAAAACTTTAAATTTGTACCAACGCCTAAAAGGTTAGACTGTTTTAGTGTTACCCAGTTCCAAAGAGAGCGGCATACACCTTGAAAAGTGTTATAGGATAGGGCAGACCAGCCGCCAATTTTTTCCGGAAAGCCAGAACGAAACCGCACCTTGTCGCAGTCATACCAACCGCCCTCGTTAGCAAGTGTGGTTCCCTCTCTGTTTATACCCGGACGAAACTGTAGCTGTTGTAATGGCATATTTAAGCCTCGGATTTAGGGAACGGGCGTGTACCGTTTTTATCAATAATTAACGCCATTTTACGGGGCTTTTCGTCTTTTGTATTAGAAATACTGACGTGTGTCCAGCTATCAAATTCACGAATTACTTGGTCGTAGGGTAGTCCAGCTTTTATTATCGCTCTGACAACTTGATCAGGTGTCATGCCTTTTACTCTAATATCGGCTGCAACCCCACGGCAATGTTGTGAGGTTGATTTTCCTCCCACTAGGCGGTTCGCTTCCACACTGCGGAACGCAGAATTTATGCGAAGTGGCACCCCTAAGACAGTACGCACTTCTTCTAAGAACAAAGCAAGACGACGCAAGTTCATCAGCGCATCATTGTCAGGCATATTGTCGATACCGTGCCGTGCCGCTGTCTCGCTAACGGTCATCTCTTCTAGGGTGAAGTTTGGAGATAGGTTCATTTTTTAAGCGCCAGTGCGTCTGATTTATCTTTGCTGCCTTGTGAGCTACCAAAATAAAAACTGATCACCTGAGTAGCAGCACTTGTAAGGAAGCCCAATGCGTAGATAACTATGTTCTCTTGGCTGTCTGGGATGTTCACAAACATCAAAATACCAACTAGCAAAAACGCTACCATAACAATACCCAACGCTAAGATAGGCATTACTAACTTCTCAAGCCAGTGTACGTTTGCATTTGTGGCTATAGCTAAGTGCATGGCTCTTGCATCACCACGGTCTTTGACTTCCTGCTCAAACATAAACTCTTCGTGCTTCATGGCAGCTTCTTTGAGGGATGATAGCTTCTCGTCTGATAGCTTGCCGTCAGCGTCAGGAGTCAAAGTAATGCCGAGCTTCTCTTCAACAGCCGCAGTACCTTTGTCTAATACAGCATCAACAACTTTCTGCATGCCAGCTCCGGCGAGC